TGTACATCTCTGCAAGCGTCTTGCCGGAGCCTTTCTCGGTAGAATCACCATCGTGGGGGTAGATCATGGGGATTGTTTTACCGCGTGACTTAATGGCAGAGGCGTGAACCGCCGGTATCTCGCCCTCGCGCTTGTAGCAGTCATACACAAAGATCGTATCTGAGTCGGGGTTGTAGGCGGTCCAGACAACGGTAGTGGGGTGGGTGATTCCGAAGTCGATCGCCGCCAATTTTTTATAGTGGGCAGGGATCTCGAATGGTTCGCACTTGATTACCTCCTCGGACAGCGCAAACACCATGCCCTCGCCCAACACGGGGATACCCTTGGAGCGCATGTCGCGCTGATACTCAGGTATGGCAGCCAGAAGCTGCTCTTTGGTCTCTTCATTTAGGTGCTTTGCGTCTTCCCAAGTCGCGTTTGCGAGGTGCTGACCTTTTTGCCGGTTGTCCATGAACTGGCTGACCAGCTCAGTTACGCCATTTTCTGGGGTGAATGTCATCGTGACATACCCGCCCTCACCGCCGTTTCCGGTGGCTGTGCGGGTGAGCACTTGGGGGTAGATAGTGGGGTCTACTGGCTCCTCGTCAATCCAGATGAAGTCTTGGGAGCTGCCCATCAAGACATGCTGGCCCTGTGTATAAGACTTGAACGATACCAGTGAGGTGTTGCCGGTGGCGTAGCGGACTGCAACGTCTCTTGGCAATCTTGGAGTTCCCATTGCCGGGGTGACCTGATAGACCTGATCCTGCCGAATCAGGCCGTTTCCGTCGAACTTGCCGTCACCTAGATACGCGCCGAACAATTCCTTAACAACAACGTCGCGCAATTGCTCACCAGAGACACCTAAACACCAGACTGACACAGGTTTGTTAAATGTTATGCCGTTCCACCAATCAGGGTAGTTTCCGGTCAAATGGTAGGCGACCTCAACAGCCATACTTGCGGTTTTTCCTACTCGATTGGCTGCCATAAGCAAACGCTGCTTGTTTTTTAAACCCGCGCTGTAGAAATCTGATTGCCACGGGTATGGTTTGAACTGATCAAGCCTGTGTGTGCGCTTGTGCTCTTTTACTACGGCGATAGCTTTTGCAATTTCTTCCGCCTTGTTTTGCTGCTCTTCTGTTAAAACAAGGTCTTCTTTTTTTGAAGTCGCTTTTTTCAAAACCCGCCCCTGTGTGTAACTCGATATACCCCGTACCCGCACCCCACGCCGGAGTCCCAAATTTGCGAAGCCGTTTTGACTAACATTTTTTGTCTGGGGTAGGGGTGGTGTATAGCCTCAAATTTCTCTGGGCATCGCGTGTTGTAAGTCGTTGATTTAATTGACATTTTTATACGCTAAGATTCGCGGTACAGTCACAACTGTACCACGCGGGCCTCAGCGCCCGTCACAGCTACATACTGGGTTATGCCGGGTAATCGTTGCATCACAATGTTGATGGGTCGATGCCTGCTTCCTTCAGCGCAGCGATAGCTGCGTCGAGCTGTACGTCTACGCCGACTGAGCCTGACACGTCCACCTCCTGCCGGTCTGTCCAGCCTGCGCGGTTCTTCAGGAAGAAGATCTGACTCGCGGGCTTCTCGTCCTCGACAGCGCCCTTGAACAGCGCGTTGGTGACCTTGGCGATACCAGCGGCCTTTCCGTCCTTTAATGTGCTTAAGAACCCCTCAGTGTCCTTCTTGCGCCTCTCGAACGTAGGCGTGCTCACACCAAGGGATGCAGCAATCTGAGCCTCGGTAAGCCCGATCTTTGCCAGATGGTGGAGATCCTCTAAGTTGATTTCCTTTTCTTTCGCCATGAAATCCCTTTGTTTATCAGTGGGTTACAGCCGCCAGTATGCAGATACATCTGTCGGTTGTGAATACCAATTGTAGTTGTTTAGCGTGGATTTACTGCGCTGATCGACGGGGTGCGCCAGTAGGAGGGCGTGCCCAACTCACCCAACTCGCCCCCAACTCACCCTTGGCGCTCGTAAGCTGTTGATTTCATTAGAAAAAAAGCAGGTGAGTTGGGTGAGGGGGGTGAGTTGGGTGCTTTTTCAATCCACATGGAAACACATATATAAAAGTTAGTACTTACTAACATTGCCATTTCCATGTGGATTGCTTTTTTACCCAACTCACCCAACTCACCCCTCTCTCTCTCTCTTAATAATAATAAAAAAGGTATATAAAACAGGGGTTTGCGCCCACTGGTAGGTGAGTTGGGCAGTGAGTTGGGCAAGGGGTAAAAACAGTGTTTTACCCAACTCACCCAACTCACTTGAGCGTGCGGGAAAACGTACTGGAGGTTTTACCGCATACAAATCAAGCGGGAAAAGGTAGCGGGGGTTTTACCGCAGGCAAAAAGAAAGGGGCCGCAGCCCCCTTGGTATCTCAACAGCTCTAAGCCTCAACGACCTGTCATCGCTTATGCGGCCTCCGTGTCAATGAACTTGGCCTTGGTGGGGCGCTTAAAGAATCCAAACTTCTCATCGTCCTGAGATGGCTCGAGCGCAGCCGTGAAGCTCACTGATCGACCACGGACATTCTCAAGCACGCCCGGCACCGAGCCGAACACCTTGAAGCCTCGGCGGTCCTCGACCAGCATCTTCAGCGTGGAGCCGTACTGGTTCTCCACCCACTTGGTGCTCAGTACCGTGCCGGTCACCTCAACTCGACCAACAGGGCAGGCCTCAGCCGTTGCCGCAACAGCGGCCCGACGAGCGACCTCCGCGTGGTACGCTGCGTCCTTAATCGCCTCAACGTGCCCCCGCACCATCTCGGCTGCATCGGCGCACGACTTGTCCACATAAAGGTGGCACATAGCGCCACCACTGCGGCCCTCGAAGGCCTTTCCGCACCGCACCCTCAGAATGCCGTCCAGTGCAGCGACAATAGATTCAGCCAGCTCTGCATCGACATAGTCAATGCGCAGCGTAGGCCAGCCGAAGCGCGATGCCTTGCGCTCGGTCTCGCAATCTGGTGCCAGCCGAGACTCTGGCAGGAACTCGCCGCCCATTGCGGTCTTCTCGAAGTCCTGAACCTCGAAGCCGTCTCGGTCATACCACCACCAGCGCCATATATATCCATCGTGCGGGGCGTGCAGGCTGCCGCCTTTGCCCTCGACGGGATACGCGCCATTGGACTCGATCATGTTCTTCCTGCGCGTGGCACGGGCCATGACGTTGCGTGCGACCAGCACTAGGTGGCTGTCCATTCGCTCTTTTACTGCCTTGACTAGATCCTGCATATCTATCTCCCTACGGGCCGCTTACGCGGCCTCCTTTTCGATTCCCATCATCCAACATTTGAGGTCTCCTAGCATGTCCTGCACGGAAGATTCTCCGTCGAGGTGGTGCTTGCCGTAGACCCACAGCGTTTCGTGGTACTCGCTGTTGATCCAAGGCTCGCGCAGTTGAACCTCAAAGACCTCTGTATCTTCGGAAATGTCAGAGACATATTTGGCATAACCTGCTGACTTGATAGTTTGCTTGATGGCGTTTAAAGACATAGTGATTCTCCTACGGGCCGCTTACGCGGCCTCTGCTGGTGTGAATTGGGCAAAACCTGTTCGCGCTACCAGATAAAACTCGCCGCGAAGCTCTAAAATGTCTCCAACTGACATGCTGTATGCGTCTGCATGTTTTTCGACTCGCTCTGGCTGATCCCAGCGATTCATCAACGCAAATGCCTCGTCAAGATTATCGGACGCTACCGTGGCAACATGCTCGTATGCGTGAAACCAAGTCTCTGCCTCGATCTTGCCAAAGCTTTTTGCCATGTAAGCTTTGGTCTTTGCAGAAGCATCCCACCCCTTGTCGTTAACTAGGTTTTCTTCGGCTTTGGTCAAATTAAATTGGTGAACTTTAATAGTCATGTCTACGTCCTTCTGTGTGTGTTGTTTCGACACACATATAGTCTCAAATAAAAGTGGTCATGACAACTATTAGTTGTCGATATATTAAATGTTTCTCATATCGACAATGTTAATTTTAAGAAACAAATTCAGGCATAAAAAAAGGGTCCGTAGACCCTTACTTGTTTGAGCGCCGATCCTTAACGGCCTCGTAATGCATCCGACTCAGCTCCTTTCTCGACAGCTTTACGCCCTCGTGGAGATAGCAGTCAGGGCCGTAGAACTTTATCTCGCCGCCCTTGGCAACCCACTGCTCGACGGCCTCTGCATTCGCCTGCCTAAGCGCCTCGCGCTGCTTATCATGCGAGGGCCGCATCAATGGATCACCTCGTCCACCTCAACCTCGAGGACATCCTCATCGCAGCATGTCGAGAGCACATAATAGGAGCGGCGCTCTACGATCTGATCGCCGTGGGGTTCGTAATCAATCTCGCGCACCTCGTAAACATTGCAGAGGCAATGGCACTCGGCGCATATCAGATCAGTCGCCACAAGTCACCTCCAAATTCATGTAATTGCCATGCACACCAGTGCAATATCGCTCGATGTAATCACGCTCTGAGGCCTTTGCGTCCTCGAAGTCTCCATCGCCTGCGAAGCCCAGCGCGACCACTACCATCGCGGCGGCGGCGAGCTTAAGAGGCAGCACTGGACACCCCGCTGAACCCAAGCCACCGCTCGCGGTACATCCTTCTGATCTTCGACACCTCGGAGGGCGATATACCCACAATCTCACTTGACTGCTTCGCAGTAAGTCCAGACTTAGCGTGCTCACAAATCTGCGAGATGTACTCTTCGTCTTGGTAGTAGGGCGTGCGTGTCCCCGCGCCGCAGGGGTGCTTAGCTGCGAATATTCTGACCAACCTCCCGTCCACGGAGACCCTAGTCGAGTCGTAAAATTTATTACTCATTGTTGTTAACCCATTATTTGGTTGTTTTCAAAAGCAAAAAAAAATAGCTGCTAAAATGCAGGCCGCTATGTTCCTTTGCTTTTTTTAGTCGCGGTCTGCGAAGGCCACGGTCAAGTCATGCAGCTTCTGCATAGCGTGCTGAAACTTGTTGACCACAAAAATTCTGATCACGCTGTCCTCGTTGGAATTCCAAAGGGTCACCTCGTACTGCTCGTAGCAGCTATCGGGGCGGACCTCTATCCGAATGTTGTGATCATGCACATATGTGATTGCGATTGGGTCTGACATTACTTCTTCTTCTAGATCGATACTGCTAATCTGATTGCTCAATTGTTTCCCCTGCGGTGGTGTAATTTGACAAGTTCGTCTTTACAAATTAAAATTTATCACGTCTAAAGTTGTTACGTCAACTGTTGTTGATTAAACACAAACTAACATTATTTACGCATGGCCTCTGCGAGATTCTGAATCCACCAAAAAAGTTCGTGCTCCGGCAACGTGTGCTTCATGATGTTTATGCGCAAACAGACAAGCTGCACATTCATTGGCTTGCTCGCGTATCCGATGTCGGGGTTAATCCGGTCAAGCGAAACGTTCATTTCTTTTCGCCCCTTGCCGTCTTTTGCATAAGTCATCCTGACACCCGATAGCGCGCACTTCCCGCCCTGTAGTTCCCACAGCCCCAACAAATCAGCCAACGTGATGTCAAACGTCAGCCCCCGTTTTTTGGCTCCGTATCGCGCTTTGTTAAGTAGGTTTCTTAAATATGCGCGGGGGCTTGCGTTCGCTCGAACCTGCTCACTGTTTGTGCGGCACCGCCTGCAAACTGGCTCGACGCTTCCGTTCGCCCTCATGTAGAAATCAGCAACCGGCTTCTCTGTGCTGCAAACCGTGCAGGTCTTGGTTTCGCCTACCGTCAAAACGGTACCTCGTCTGACCAGTTT